TCTAGATCAAGGCTATTAAAAAAGCTGGACCTTTGTTTTTTAAATTCTTCTAGCTTATAGGATATGGCTAGGGATTTTCCGTCTATTTTTTCGGTTTCTTCATCGAAAAAGTTTTGAAAATCATAAGCTCCATATGGGGTAGCTGCGAAAAAGAAATTTGATTTTATTTTACTTCCATCTACTTCTCTGTTTCGTACAATTGAGTTAAATGTCTCTTGCGGATCTCTGTCTGTGGGAATAGTATAGACGTGTTTCTCGCCATCTTCCATGACTACTACCAAAATTCTATTAAGTTCTGATTTCATTTTTATTCATCAAATGGATATTTCTCTGTTCCATCTCCTCCTTGGTTCACCGACAGGGTTACAAATGGGTTGGTTAGATAGGTGGCTTCGTGTACGCCCGTTTGTTGATCGAAGCCAACTGGCGTCTTGGCTGTCGAGTCCGATATAGAGTAATCATTGGTTGCCACTACTCCAAAGAATCCTTCATTTAGGTAACTGTCGTCAATCAGTCTTCCTAGGTGAATATCAAAATATTTATGTGTCTTAATTAGCCCACCAAAACCTTGCCCAAATCCAGCAGGGTGATGGTTCCATACTCCGGGGATATTTTCAAATAAGTCACCGCGTTTTATCCAGCTTCTTACTGAGCGAGGGAATGCGCCCACACCGTCCTTGGCAAATAATAAAGAATCCGTTAGGGCTGACCCCGCTGGGTTCCACCCTTCGTAGGGTCCGTTCCAAGAGTTTAGACCGACTACAGAATACGGGGACAATTGCCCCTCCTCTGCAGGTTCTGGTAAATTATTTGGGTCAAAGTATACCCTGTACCTTCTGAATCCTAAAAGGGGTCTAGATTTGCCTTCGATTACTTGGTCCCTTTCGTTTAGGGATAATATTTTATCTACATCCGGCTTGGCTGTGCTCGTAGAATTGGGAGCAGTATATGTATTTCCCCAATTTCCATAGGGGATGCCCGCCTTTGGCAGCGGGGTAAATTCGGTACTAGGCCTTCTCGTGGCTCCTGTTACAAGGTAGTCGTAGTTATTGCCTTGCATTGGGTACGGCCCGAACAACACATGCACATCTAGATTATTTTCGTCGTCTATGTCGTCAACATACCATATATCTGAGCCAGAGGAATTAGTCTGCCCCTGTCTAAATCTGCACCTTGTAATCGATTCATTTCTGTTCGGATAAATATAGGGGCCAGAGCCGCCGACCTGCTCTGTCATGTAGCAGCTGTATTCGTAATAACCTTTATAGTCGTAAAGTGTCTTTACGTCTTTGTAGCTAAGGACCTTTACTTTTTCTATTCCGTTACCCTCCCACTGGCCGTTTACGTTCATACGAATCCAATATTTAAACCCAGCAGAAGCGCTTGCGCTAAAATATTTTGTGGGGAAAATGGGGCACGAAAATGTACCCGTAGTACAGGAAGCTACGCCGTTTTCGTAATCTCCGACATAAAAGCCAGAGCACTGAGAAGAGAATTTGTACATTCCCTTGAGGGGTATCCCGTCTCCCGCTGAGGCTTCATGGTTTCTTGCGAAACCTATATGTATTCCTTTGTCCCAATTCGGATCAACACCTTGTCTGTTTATTTCCCTGTCGAAACTGTCGTATAGTTTTAGGGCGCAATAGTATGCTTCTCCGTAATTAAATACGTCAGATGTTCCATCGGCCGACGGGGGGCTGAGCGTGATCTTAGACTCCAGCAGCCCTCCTCCTGCTGCTTCAAATGGTATTTCTAATATATTATATTCGGGTTGCCTGTACGCTTCGTCTTCGCCCAAGCAGTCCTTTATGTTGGGTCTAGAGTTAAGATCCTTTGGCTTGCCGTTATCCGAAAAGTCATTGCCGGAAAATGGGTGCTTTGACAGATATAAAAATCCTCCAGCTAAATCAGTAAAGGAATTATTTAACAGATTAACAACAATGAGTCCGTCTGAATCAATAAATTGTTCAGTATGTATATTTTCGCAAACATTATTACAGCATTTATAATCCCCGGGTCTTTTGCCACCGTCTTTTCTTGGGGTAAGCCAATAATTTGTTGGCCTAGGATTAAGCACTTCTACAATGTCCCAACCCGTACTGTTGCTTAGGTTGTCAGAGGACGTGACACCGTTTTCATCTACGGCTTGCACCACTAAATCAAAATGCCTTCTGGGTCCGCCATCTGTTCCCATATTTAATGAAAATGTAAAGTTAAAATCATTGTCTACGGATGTAAATCTACCATTACCCAGTTCTGCGAGTGGGGTCGAACTATTCGTATTTGGTTCGTGAATAGTAACCCTGTAGGTTATCGGTATGTTTATAGAGACCTCGTTAAGAAATTGAGAATTCCATTGAACGATAGTGTCCTTACTGTCCGAATTGGAGAAAAGGGTTTTTTCTGCGGGATTTATTGTTGAGGGGGTAGTAACGTTCCCATTGTATATTCTAAGGCCATGTATTTTAACGTCTTTGATTGGAAAATGATTAGTGACTGCTTGGTTCGCGTCAACGTGCCCGTTAGACATTACTGAGGTAGAATTAAGACCAAATACTCTAAAGTAATAAGTTTTATTATTTCTAGGTGGTATATAGTAGGTATAGGGGTTTCCGTTATTGTCTAATTTGTCTGATAAATAAATTGTTTCCGCTAAATATTCAGGTTTAGGTATGGATGACGTAGGTGAAACGGTGTCTGCCCCAACAAAATTAGAGCTCTCTTTGACATATATCTTGTACCCCACTGTTGTTCCTAATTCGTCAGGAAGGTCTACAGTAATGTTTATCTTTTTTGTATTAGACGTAGCGTTATTGTAATTTACCAGACTTAGAGAAACTGCGTCGGGGGGCGGTGGAGCAACCGTAACGTTATCTACCACGGGAATAAATGAATACGGTACGCCAGATTCTATAAAGTCATATTTTTTGGGTTCATGAAGTAAGGCTTCTATTCTGTGTTGGAATCTGTTTTCTTCTTTGGAGGTTACGATAGTAAATAAGGAACTAGCGTAAGCATCATCTATGATGGTCCATGTCGCATCATCTACTAGAAGTCCTGAGGCCGTGGAACTTTCGAACATCCATTCTCCCTGAGATGGATCGCTGTCATAGTTTATTCTTAATCCAGAAATGTCCCCCTCTATTCCATCTTTAAGTTTTTCGTAACTGAGGGAAATAGATTGACTATCTTTGTTAAATCCGAATGTTTGTACGTGAGGTTTTCTGAGGGCATCCGCCTCGTCTGATGTTAGCCCAGATACTAGAGAGGCATCATAAAAATAAGATGGAGTGGTTAAAACCATCGTATAGTTTTTATTAGTTTCTAATTCTGGAATTCTGTTTAAAAGAATTCCGCTAGTATGATATGCGTCCGAATGATAATCGTGAGCTTCAATCCTTCCTCCCCACTTTTTAGCCGCCCTGTTTTCGTCTACCAAGCTAATAACGTCACCGGGCCTTAGGATCATGCCCTCTGCCCCTACCGTAAAGCTCACGGTTTCAGTTTGAGCCGCTTCTGTAGAAAGGATCCACCTACCGAGCCTTAAGGCTTGGGATCGGCTCGTGCATGCAAAGGCTGTGATTTCTTTTTCTACTATTCCGTGTTTTCTTATTCCCTCTACGTCTTCTACATATTCTATGGCAGGTTTATAGAAATTGGTATTATCGTTATATCTCACTAGACACACGGTCGGTCTGGATCTTTGCGTGCTTGAAGAATAAATGAAGTCTCCGTCCAGCACGCTTGAGTTTGTAAATTGAGCTATGGTGTCTTTTGGGCGATCTTGTATCGTGTGTATGTTACCAAATCCATAGTATAAAATGGAGCGAAAACAGCTGGCGAAATCTTTTAAGACTTTGTAGGCTTCTTCTCTTGTGTTAATAAGAGTGTTGCATGTGAACCTAGGTTCTACGCCGCCCTCGCCGTTTGGGACGAGTACGTCACAAAATTTTGAAATTTCGTATAGTGTCCATTTGTCGAGATTGGTGTTTTCTAAAAATTTTCCTAAGCCATATCTTTTATTTGTTATAAGGTCGTAAAAAATCCAAGCGGGGTTATCTGTCCAAGCTTTTATTGCGTTTCCATCATCCGCCTCTTCTTCCCCTTGGAATAGTCCATCCCAAGGCAGAAGGCTACCGTCAGTGGCGGTTGCGTAATGTCTTCTAACGGGATCATACCCCTTGGGTACTTTGACTCTTAATAATCGGACATCATAAGACCTGTTGGGTAATTGAGTAAAAAATTCCGCATTAAAATTCATAGAAACCATTGCCGAATGAGGGTACGACAAAGAGTCTTCATAAATATCTGTTATGGACTCTACATAAGTTTCATTAAACACATTACTTTGGATTGAATCAAGTGTATTCCTTGTGATTTCTATTTCCCACCCTGCTAGGTGTTCCGTTTTTAGGTCGTCTGGCGGTTCGATTTCTATTTTATGTATATATGCGGATTTTACTATACCTTGTACCGCTGAAGTTATCGGTTTCTCTGGATACCAAGTGCGGTTGGTATTAAAATCTAGTATACCGTTATCATCTATGTAAATGGGCCTATACCTAAGTTTAAAGGTAACAAACGTACCATACTCTCTTCCTAGGTCTTCTCTGGCCTCTTCCGCGGGGGCCTTAACGGATCCATCGGAATTCTCAACGTAGTCGAATGTTCCTTCCGGAAAATCTTGAGTTGTCTTGGTATACCCAAGCGTGGCTATTTTTAAGTTAACCCTGATCTTTTCCGCGTGTGGATTTAAGATCCTGTATATTTTTGGATGATAATACCACGGGTTCTCTTCGTTACCTCCAATGTCTGGGCCCCTTAATCTTTCGCTTAAAACTCTAGTTTTCTCTACCGTGTTAGATTGACCAACATTTAAAAAATTGTCACCGGGCCTAAGTCCTTCGGGAGAGCCGTTAAAGAACGAGGCTTCTAGATTTTGAAAGTTATATTGATTATTTACATTTACAACGGGAGTGTCATTTAAATAAATGGATCTTAAAAAAGCTTCAGGGTTACTGGAATAAGGTTGGAAATTAACGTATTGCCATCCTAGTTGCCCGATGGGGTTGTTTCCCGACGGTATATACTCTCCGCTTACTATCCCTTCTATCTCTCCTTCGCTAAGTAAATCTAAAGTCTTAACGATGGATCTGGAAGTAAAAAATTTATCTTCTCCAGCCACTTGGCCTGCCCAAATCCCTACGCCAGTGAAGTTGCTTATCTCAATGTCTTGAAAACCATAAATAAGTTTATTTTGTTCATTGATTGAGTTGGCATCAACTCCATAGTATTGAGCGTTCCCTGCTGAAGAGGTCGTGTTAGAAGAGATAATCTTCAGGTCTGCGTTTGGATTTAGGGGTTCCGACATTCTATATTACTTTCCCTGCTTCTGATACATATACGTATTTTGTATCAAACGAGCTCATAATTACCTGACTACCTACGACTAGTCTTCCATACCCGAGGGGAACAGGGCCCCCTTCGTTAATGACATTAACTGGGCCGCTAAATAAATATGAATTTGCTAGTGCCGTGGGGTCTGAGCTTGGGTTAGCTATTTGCCTTGCTTCCGGCATGGGTGGGTCTTGTGCCAACAGTGTGTGCGCGCCGTACAAAGCTAGAGCGAGCGCGATCATGGCACCGTATGAATTTGTAGCAAAGCCTAGGCCAAGGAGTCCTAGGCCAACACCAAGATACGCCATCCAATTACTCCCTGCACCTTCTAGGACTGGAACTATGTCTATGTTATCAAGATCTCCTCTTTTAAGCACAAGCTCATCAATGTTCAAAGAATCTCCATTCGCGGGGGCAACTTCTTTACCGTTAACGAGAACCTTGTATTTTGCAAAACGGTTTTCACTCTTTAAAAAATATTTTCTTATTGCGTCTCCCGACTGACAATTGATCGCATATATAGCTTCAGCGGGGCTTTCTATAGAAAGGTCCCACTCTTTTCTCTTGACTGCTAGGCCAATAGATCCATGTAGCGTAACTTTAGTCATTCGTTATCCCAATCTTCTACTTCGTGCTCCGTAAATCCATCGTTTTCAAGGCAATACATAATCAGCTTCACGTTATGCGCTAGACTAACTAGTATGTCTGGCATGGATAGTCCACTGTTCCCGTTTGTGTGCGAATGGTAATACGCCCTTATTTTTCCCACATTCAGTGCGTTTAGGTAGTCTTCCGAAGATATTTCAAATCTTTTATCTTTGTGTTTGGCTACATTTTTGCATTGAACTATGTGTAGGTCTTGGCCGTTGTCCACGATAATTCCGCAGCACTCCCTAGGGCGCTCCTCTTTAGCGTGTTTGCGTATCTCTGATCGTAAGTGGTTATTTAATAGTTTTATCATTGTATTACAGTTTTAGAATTAGTTCCCGGATACCCGCCGAACATTAAAAATTTATTTGCCGGTACACGAGTGTCGTCACTGTCGGAGAATTCATCTTGTGCGTGCCCCTTCACTCCCCACCGCAGCTTACATCCGTTCATTGTTTTGGAGCACCTATCCGCTATCCAATAAGTAGAGTTCGGTGGAGGAAGATTTACTATCGCTGAAGGGGGTGCTTCGAAGGGGTTACCTTTGCAAACGTAATAGTATCTTATGTCTTGTTTGGGTACGTATACTATTGCTCCAGTGGGGTAAGATATGGTCGGGTCCCACTCTCCACTTATTCTCAGGTGAGCTTTCGTGTAATCATATGGAGCATTAGGGTAGAATCCTGTTATTTTTTCATCTTGGTCATCCGCAATTGGGGGCGCGTACTTGGGAAGTTGTGCGGAGCCTCCATATAAATTTTTTTGAGCTTGTTTTTCCTTGGGTGTTTGGGGGCAGTGAGTGCATCCTTGCGGTACATTGTTGGAGTTATATTCATAGGCGCAACCTTCTCCTCTGTAC